CCACTGCTCCTCCGGAGATATAACCTTTGGCCGTGGCACTCACAGCACCAGCGACCTTTGTACCCAGAGACCACCACCACGCGGGATCTTTCTGTTTTAACACTCTCGTAACATCTTGCACGGTGTTCCTGGAGCGGTTGACAGAAGTAGCATCGTTGGTGATGCCAAGTGTGGACTGCGGAGACCACTCAATGATGCTGACCATACGGTAATTGACGCCGGATGCCACAGGCAGACCTGTTGCAACCACCAGCAAAACATTACGGTCAGAATCATCGTCACTGATGGTGTTGGACGAGTAACGCTCGTCGAAGCCACCAGGACTCCACTTGACTTCCAACGGGTTCAAGAGTGCCTGGGAGGCAGACACGCTGTCACTGCACAATGCGATAGCATTGTTCGGAGACAACGCGAGTCCATTTGGCAAGGTAGCGGCATTGACTATGCCAAAGTAAATGGTACCGGTGGCAGTGTTGGGAGCTGCATTGGGTCTGATCGAAATGCAAAACGAAACGGCCCTGGTCTTTGAAGCATTAGAGGAGATGAACGGAGCGCCAGGGTAAGCGGCCAAGTTATAAGCAAGGCCGACAGAGACTGTCCCAGGTGCCAGGTCGGTGTTGGTAGAGCATGCATTTCCAGGCTTGATAACTGCTATGAAACCGGTAGAGGTAGCCCCAACTCCATACGAATTGGTGGCCTGGAACCGATTCACATATCCGCGATCACCGGGATAAACGGATTCCTCTAGCAATGAGTTGCAAGGGTCGACTAACATGCGAGCATGAGCTTCGGCATGTGAGTCAAGCCCTCCCACCTGTTTAGGCACCGATGCCATCCTACGCGAGGGTCTCCTGCGGCCCTGTCTGCTCTTAACGTTCTTCGCCATGCTATATCTGTTGTTCAATGTAAGTGAAGGTTTTATTTAGTTCGTTTGAGAGAATCTGCAATTTTGTTTCGTGATTGAAGCCAGCCCCGCGAAGTTCGGCTTCGATCGCTACCTGGTGGTCAGGGAGAACACCGAACGCAAGGTAAAAACTTGCTCTGCACACAGCCTCTTCAACCACGGGAATCACGGCACTGGTGGATCCGACGCAATTGAAAAAGTCACCGGGTCGTTCATCGATCAAGCGCTCCACCACTTTGTCGCGGGTGCCAATCATACTGGCATATAAAGCTCCCACCACAGGTATGTCCAGGTTGAGAGCCAACCCGCAGATACCTATGGCAGTGCGCTGCTGCGATAAAGTGGCAAACTGCTTGTCGATGTGAAGAGTGTCCTGATTCAGAGCCTTGTGTGGGTTCCGTATCATGACATACCCATTCCCAGTGTTGACAGGTCGACATTGGCAGAATTCGACCTGTTCCAGGGTGTATGCAGGCGGCTCAACATCCATTTCAAATCCATAGTTGATGTGGTGCTCAGGGAGCACTTGGACTAGATGCATATGCTTCCGGTCAACAAACACTCCACAGTCATCACCATCATCAATGAATCTGTACGGTATGTTGAGGCCCTCAAGAAAATGATAGCACACGAGGGACATGATGATAACATTTCCGAGGGCGGTGTTCGGGTCACCTGACATCCTTCCACCATGCTTCACGAAACGGACAAACCCCTCCTTGGTGCGTCCATAACCGACGTTGTGGACCTGCCACTCCAACAATTGTTGGAGGAGCGTGTCTCCACCGTAGGCTGTGGAATACACCAAGTGCTCGAGTTCCAATGCTTCAACGCTGACATGTTGGTCAAATCGTGAAGCATCGAACCCAAGAAACACCGGGTCAGCGAACTGACCCCAGTGCTCGCTGATGGTTTCAGCGCGTTTCACAGGGTTGTCACATTTCAGTACCGCATGATGGCCGAATAGCTTGTCGATCTCTTTGTACACTCGTTTTTCAATTGGTTTGATGTACCGACCAAGCTCATACAGGTACTCGGGCCGCCGGGGTTGTATAAGTCGAGTGCAAGGATTGCTCTTTGCACTAGCATTATAAAACTCCGCCTTAATGAAAGCTCCAGTAAAACCGTCGCTGCGCTTGAGTTGCCTCTTCTCAAGCACTTCTGCTGCGGCTGCGTAACGTGCACGTTTGGCGCCCGCATATTTGGCCAAGAATTGCTCCTTGGTCATGCGGGAGGCGGATGTGCG